CTGCGTGCAGCTCACCGCCACCACCGGCGAGAACGTCCTGGGCATCACCGAGGCTTCGCAGGTGCTGCCGCACACCGGTGACAGCTACGCGCAGTACGACAACGTCGGCATCTGCGAATTCGGCGTCATCGGCGTGCTGCTGGGCGCCAACGTGACCAAGGGCCAGGCCGCACGCTGGAACACGGCAAACGGAACGTGGACCGGCGCTGCCCAATCGGCAACCGTGGTCACCATCCCGGGCGCCCAGTTCGAGGAAGACGGCGCCAGTGGCTCGGCGGGTGCAGTGCGCTACCGCCGCCCCGTCCCCTCGCTTTCCGTTTCGGGAGTCTAAGAAATGCAGCAATTCAGCGATCAACAAGCACTCGCTTTCGTCACCGGCCAGGCGTTCCAGGTCAATCAGCGCGTCTATGAAGCGCGATACCCCGACTGGGACTTCGGCCGCCTGATCTTCGTGGACACCAGCGCGCCCGAATGGTCGCCGGGCATCCTGACCTACACGTCCGACAGCACCGGCCGCGCCAACTGGCAATCGGGCTATGCCAAGGACATTCCCCTGGCCGATGTCAACCAAGACATGCAGACCAAGACGTTCCAACTGGCGGCCATCGGCTACCAGTGGAACCTGGAAGAGGTCAACACGACCATGGCCTTCCCTGGCGCAGGCCTGCCCGACCGCCGCGCGCGCGCCGCACGCCTGGCGTACATGAAGTTCATGTACGACCTGACGCTCAAGGGCAGTGCCGAGAAGGGCATGGGCGGCCTGATCAACTACAACGGCGTCGTCGCCACCAACGCACCGGCGGACGGCACCGGCGGCTCGACGCTGTGGGTCAATGCTGCCGGCGTGGGGCAGAAAACGCCCGCGCAGATCGTGCGCGACATCAATATCGCGCTCCAGGGCGTGTCGCTGGCGACGTTCGAGACCGAACTGGCGGACACGCTCCTGTTGCCCGTGGAAGCGTACAACTACATCGCCGCGACGCCCTACAGCGCCACGACGATGGAGACCATTCTGTCGTTCGTGATGCGTACGAACCTTTACACCATGCAGACCGGTCGCCCTCTGACCATCCGCACGGTGCGCGAGCTGAGCACCGGTGCTGCCAACGGCACCACGGGCCGCATGGTTGCGTACAAGAACGATGGCGAGTACGTGAAGCTGCATCTGCCGATGCCCCACCGTTTCCTGCCGGTGTACCAAGACGGCCCGCTGAACTTCGCGGTTCCGGGCATCTTCCGCACTGGCGGCGTCGAGCTGCTGACCACGGTGGCCATGCGCTACCTGGACCAGATCAGCGAACCGCCGACCCCCTGACGGGTATGGGTTGAAGGCTGCGGCCTTTGACCCGGCATACCCAGCCCATTGCCCTCAGTGGGCTGTTCTATGCCTGGAGCGACTATGAAGAAGATCACGAACCTGACCAACAGCCCTTTTGACCTGCAGGGCGTCGACGGCGCCGTGCGCCTGCCGGCTTTTGGCAGCGTCGAAGGGGACTTCACCGGCGAGTACTTGGACCTGCTGGCCGCCAGCATGGCCGTACGCGTGGAAGATGCTGAAGCGCCCGCGCCCGCGCCCGCGCCCGCGCCCGCGCCGGAGCCGGAGCCAACCGCCGCCGATGACCTGCAGGGCGTCGATGCTGCTGCTGAGCCTGGTGAGCCTGCTGAGCCTGCTGACCTGCGCGCGCAGTACGAGGCGCTGGCCGGCAAGCCCGCGGACAAGCGCTGGGCCGACAAGCGAGTGGCGGAAGAGATCGCCAAGCTGCAGAAGGCCTGACCATGGCCGCATACGGAAACGATGAGGGCCTGCAGGCTTGGCTGGCGGCCCAGGGCCTAGCCTTGCCGCCTGGCGCCGTGCCCACAACGCTGCGAGCGATCGGCAGCGCCTACGTGGACGCGGCATACGAGGCCCAACTGCAGTGCAGCCACCGCGCCGGGGGCTTCGAGCAGGAGTTGGCCTGGCCGCGCGCCGGGCACCGGGTGAACGGGCAGCCCGTTCCTGAGGACCTGATCCCTCCGGCCTGGATCAATGCCAGCTACCGGGCGGCCTACCTACAGGCGATCACCCCGGGCTGGGCCACTGGCAGCACCGACCCCAACCGCATCACTAAGCGTGAGAAGGTAGACGTAATCGAGCGCGAGTTCTTCGCAGCGTCAGATGCTGGCGGCGCCGCTTCGGCGGCCGGAATGGCCTCGGACGCCATCATCAATGGGATGGTCCTGCCCTGGCTGTGCTCCAGCAAGCGCCGCGCCGACACTCTGTTCAGGGTGATCTGATGGCCGACTTTTACACTGAGATGGCGGCCATGGCGCGCGGACTACTGGCCCCGACAAGCCAGGGTGGCTTGGGTCAAGGCGAGATCGTGCTGACCCGAAAGACGCCAGGCGTGCCCGGGCCCAATCCCTGGGACCCGGTAGAACCGGTCACCCAGGCAGAGACGCTGCGCGGCGCGGTGCGCGGGGTGAGCCAGCGACTTGTCGGCACGGAGATGGGCGGCACGGTGATCCTGGCCTCCGATCGGCAGGCTATCTGCGAGGTGCCTCAGCTGCAGTACCAGGCCGGCGACACGCTTGCGGTGGACGGCAGACAGGTCCACATCATCGCCTTCGAGCGCATCCCGGCGGCGGGCATCGCGACGGCGGTGAAGTTCACGATTCGAGGTTGATATGGCAACGCGCCCCACGATGTCGCAGGCGCGCTTGTTCGCCCAACTGATCGCTGAAATGCAGCCAGAAGTGCATCGAGCCTTTATGGCGTCGGTGACAGACCTGCAGGCAAACGTGGATTGGGCCGCGCTGCTGGACGCCCTTGCGCGCATGGACACCACGGGCGCGGTTGCGGCGCTGCACATCGACCCGGCCGCCTGGGCGGAATACAGCGCCAAGGTGACCGAGGTTTACGCCAAGGCCGGAGCCTCAACCGCGGCACAGATCCAGGCCCAAGGCATGGCAGGCATCGGCAACCGTTTTCGGATGACGAGCCCCGGCGCTCAGGAGTGGATCTCGCAGAACGTAGCGGACCGGGTTGTCGGATTCGCCGAAGAGCAGACAGCAGTCGCGCGAGTGGTGATCGAGGCAGGCTTTGCGCAGGGCCAGGGGCCGCGGAATATCGCCGTGGACCTTGTTGGTCGCGCGACCGGAGGCTCTGCAAGATCGGGCGGCGTGTTGGGCCTGGATGGCCCGCGAGCTTCTCGGCTGCAAGCGGTCACCGAGGGCATGCGCACCGCAGATGGTGTGCAGGACTTGGTTGTGCGGCATCTAGACGGCTCGCTGTCGGTTCGATACAAGGTGAACGCTGCCACTGAGCAGCGGATCCTCAAGGCTTTCCAGGCCGGGACCGCAGTGCCGGACGCGCAGCGCGCAGTCAGCGAGCGCCAGTACAGCAACGCGCTTTTGAAGGCGCGCGCGGATACGGTCGCGGAAACGGAGACCGGCAATGCCGTGATGTCTGCGCGGATGGAAGAGTGGCGACAACTCGCTGAATCTCAGGGTCTGGGTGCCAGCGCAGTGATAAAGACCTGGCGACATCGCCGCGGCGGTTCGATGTATCACCGGCCCGACCACTTGGCTAAGTCCGGCAAGTCGGTGCGAGGACTGTTTACGCCGTTCATCTTCCCCGATGGAGCGCAACTGCAGTACGCGCGCGATCCTAAGGGCGGTGCCAAGCACACGATCCGCTGCGGATGCGACACCGAGTACCGCTTGGATCACACAGCAGGACTCGAGTAATGTCTTCCTTTGCGCAGCAAATCGGAGAGTGGGCCTCAAAGACTGAGGCACGCACGCAGGCCGTTTATCGGCGCAGTGTCGAGCTGCTGGCCGAGGAAATGACAAAGACGCAGCCGCAAGGTGGGCGCGTTCCTTTCCAGAGTGGGGCGCTGGCTCGGTCGTTGCTGGCCTCGACCGAGGGGATGCCCCGAACCAGCGCCGTTCCAAAGTCCGGCAGCAATGTGGGCATCGTGCTGGCGAGGGTTCGACTTGATCAGCCCTTGTGGCTGGGCTACCAGGCAATCTACGCTCGCCGGCAAAACTATGGATTCGTAGGCGCGGACGTTCTAGGCCGGGTGTTCAACCAGCACGGCAGCTACTTCCTTGAGGACGCAATCTCACAGTGGCCGCGAATCGTC